CTGATCGCGCCGAGCGCATCGACATCACCTTGATAAGCAGCCCCTACCCGCAGCGGCTCACGTGGAACATCCCCGGCGAGTGCCAGTGCGGCTGCGGGCTCTGGGCCTACTGGAACCTGAACGACTCCAACCTGAGCAACCACAGCTTCGCCCGGCCGGTCATCGGCGTCGTCGAGGGATACGGGCGCGCCATCGAGGGAGAGCGCGGGTTCCGCGCAGCGAAGGCGCGCATCGTCGGGCTGCACGTGGCGTTCCAGATCAGGCCCGCGCAGCGGTACGGCCAGCGGCGGTACTTCCAGTCAGGCCCGAACATCTACTCGTTCGGGCCGCAGGACGTCGGCGCGACACTGGGCATCGGCCCGGAGATGCACGAGATGCCGGCCGATCCGGAGGCTGAGCTCCGAGCGCTTGAGGCCAACCTCAAGATCCAGACGGACCTTGAGGAGCGCTACGGCGTGCCGGTGTATGAGACGACGCCGATGATGCTGATGAAGCATCCGCTAGGATCGGCTTAGCGGAAGGGTGAGGCATTCGAGTTGCCTCCCAGGACTCACGATCCGCCGCCGCTGCGCGGCGGGGAGGTCCCGGTAGCTCAACGGCAGAGTGTCCGCGTGGCGGGAGGTTCCGGGTTCGAGTCCCGGTCGCACTCCGGTGCGGTAGCTCAATCGGCAGAGCGCCCGCCGTGCCGTTCTCGGAGTTACCCACCCGCCACGCGGCAGTGCCCGCGGTGGCGGCGGCGTGACGGCGGGCCTGGCGGCGGCGCGCCCGCCAGCCGGGGACTGATCTCACTGCTGCCTCCATAACGCAGAAGCGGCCCGGCCGCCGGGGGAATCCCCTGCGACCGGGCCTGCTTCAAGGTGACCTTGATGCCAGGCTGCGAACTCGGCCGCGCCTGGCTCTGGCGTCGTCAGACCGGGACAGGCGCGGTCCACGCGCCGCTGACGAACTTGGTCATCCAGACCGTGCCGTCGGTGCCGTTGCCGGTGATGACCACCTCCCCGGTCACATAGTTAGGGCGCGCCTCGTGCGAGATCCACTCACCGGGAACACCCGGAATTACGTACGGTGTCATTGCTGTCTCCTCTGGCCAGCTCGGGTCGAGCACAACGGACAGGTCGTAGGCATTGCTGACGTCGAGACGGTTCTGGATCGCGACGTACCGGCAGCCTGCCGGCAGAGGCGGGAGCGGCTGGCCGGGCTGCCAGTCAGGGTAGGACAGCCAGACGTCGCCCTTGAAGTTCGGCGAGGCGAGCGCGTCGACGCAGGCAGCCCACTCATTGCCGCGGTTGACGTAGATGGTCGGCCGGGCGGCGGTGGCGTGGTTCATCCAGTTGGTCACCTGCGCCGGGCTGTACGCGCCGGTCTCGACGTCGACGACGTTGGAGTCGTAGCGCGGAGCTCCGGTGAACGCCTGGTCGATGGTGACGTGCACCGAGTTCGGGAACCGGGCGAAGTCGGCCGCGGTCCAGTCGATGTCGGGGCTGCCGGTGTCGTACCCGGCGACGATGTCCAGCCAGGCCGGCAGCGCGGCCACGTCGTCGTGGGTGGCGTCGCCCATCGTCCGGGTCATCGCATGCCTCCGCCGTGCCTGCGTACTTCATCTCTGATGGCATCAGTGAAGCCCGGCAACCCACCGGAGCGCAACTCAGCCCCTGCAGATTGTGGTGCTGCAGCAGCGTGCGCGGCGATGACGTCGGCATGGGTGAGCTTGTCGTCCGGGTGATGCTTCCGGCAGACGCGATGCCCTGCCGCCGTGCCGTGGCGGCCGAGTCGCCAGCAGCCGTGCACCTCGCAGTTGTTCTTGCGCAGCATCGTCGCCATCAGGCCGAGCACCGACACCGGGATCGTTATCTCCGCGACGTCAGACAGCGCCCCTGAGAAGGCGTTGTAATTGTGCGGCGAGCCGGCCGGGCAGCCGTGATCGGGGCAGTTGTAGCTGCCGGTCGCGTACGCAAGCCAGTGCTGCCACTGGTGGTAATAGATCACTGCGGCGACGATCAGCGCCAGGACCACGGCAGCGCCGGTGAGCCACCTCATCATGACTGCCTCGCGTCCCCGACGGCCACGTCGATGCGGGTGACCTTGTCGTAGACGCTCGTGCCGCCGTCCGGCTTGAGCTGCGCGCGCACCTCGGCGAGGCCATCCCGCAGGACGTTCGCGTCGCCGCGGAGGACGCGCATGTCGCCCTTCAGCCCGGTGACATCTGTCTCGACGCTGCCGACCTTCTGCTCCACCGCGGTGAGCCGCTCAAGCACGCCGGGCCTCGCCTCGGAGATGAGCTGCCCGGCGCTGCCGCGCCGCTCCGGCTCGCCGTGCCAGTCGTCGAGGAACCGGCTTGCCGACAGCAGCCGGGGCCTCGCCTTGCGCCAGATGACGATGATCACGCCGCCGAGCACCGATGCGGCTGCGCTCGCCGCGACGATGATCGCGGTCCAGTGGACATCCGCACTCGCGGCCGCGAGCTGACCGTGCATCGGCTCCCCTCTCAGAGCAGGTAGGCGTTGCCAGCGATCCCGGCGGCGGTGTTGGCCGCGTTCGCGACGCTGAACTGCGCGGTGACGACGAGCGTGGTGGAGACCGTGGTATTCCACGAGACCGCGTTCAGCGTGTCGAACGTCTGCCCGCTCGGCGGGGCGGGCGCCCCGCCTCCGAACGCCTCGATCGAGTTGATCGTGCCGGCGATCAGGCCGCTGACGCCGACCGTCGTGAAGTAGAGGAACCCGTCGAACGTGAACCATGCGCTAGCGCTGGTGACCGCGGCGGGACCGGACTGAGCGATGAGCGTGCCGGCGAGGCCGCCTGCACGGACCCTGGCTGTCAGGTTCGGCGACCCGGTCCCTCCGCATGAGCCGACCGCCTGGAACCGGATGCCCTGGTTGGCGGCGGTGAAGGTCCCGCCGGGGAAGGTGAACGTGCCGACGACCGTCTCGGCGATGCTGTTGGAGACGCTGGCGAACGACATCGTCGCGCCCACGACGGGCAGGTTGTTCAGGTCCGATGCGCGGATGGGCTGCCCGGCGTTAAACGCGGTGAGTAGTCCCACGAGCGCTCCTCAGAGTCTCAGGTAGGCGGGATTGAACAGGCGGATCGTCTCGCCCGCGGTGTGTGCGCGGATGACGCCGTTGATGCTGCGGGTGATCGTGAAGGTCTGCGGCGAGCTGGCCCCGCTGATCGCCGTGACGGTGATCCGCTCGCCGCCCATGAGGACGTCGAACGGGAAGTGCGCCACGTTGGTCGTCCACAGCGGCCCGGACGGGATGTCCACCTGCATCGTCGACGCAGCAATGGTGATATTCGCGTGCAGTGACGAGCCGTCGGACTCGGCGCGGCCGAGCACGGGGTCATCGGCGATGGCTGTCTCCCACGGCGACTCGGGCGCGGCGTTGAATGCGATCGGCCACAGCGGCTGCGGGCCGAGGCTCTCGGTGATGCCGATGGCGAGCTGCCGGACCGGACCGGGGGGAACCCATGACGGCGTGTTAGTCACCTGCACGTATGAGCCGATGTCTGCCAGCAGCAGGGACTGCGGGATGGTGCCGCGGGCGTACTGAACGGGGATGGCCGGGTAGCGGTCCTCGTCGGCTGACCGGATATGCAGGTACCACGAGGCGAGGCTCGCTAGCTGCGCGTCGTACTGCGGGTTGGACGATACCGAGGTATCGAACCGGCCGACGCCGGCTGGCGGGGCTGCCACCGACATCGGCCCGGAGGACAGCACCTGCCTGGCGCTCGACCCGTCCGCCGATGACATCGTGACATCGTTGACGACAAGGGTGTCGTCGGAGGCCGGGCTGAACTTCGGGTCGACCTGAGCACGCGAGAAGTCGATGGTGGTCGCGGCCGGCTGGTTGCAGAGCGCCCAGTTGGTGATGTAGCCCAGGCCGAGCACCTGGCGCGGCTCGGTCTGCAGCCCCTGGTCGGTGTCCTCGCATTCCTGCAGCAGCGAGGGGATCGTCTGCACTAGCTGCGGGCCCATCGGCACGGATCGCTGCGCCGGGCCGGTGACCCTGACAGCGATGCCCTCCTCGCCGCAGAGCCGGCCGTAGCGTATGCCTGCGGCCTCGCCGCTCCATGCGGCGAGCGGCCCCGCCATCGCCGACACTGGCTCGAATGCACCCATGACTGCGATGTGGCCGACCGCCGACCCGATCAGGCCGCCGCCGGCCGAGACAGAGGCGATCTGCGGGAGGAAGAACCCGGTGTTGTTCGTGAAGCCGGTCGGCGACGTCGCCCCGGCTGGCAGCACGTTCAGCGTGGAGGCGTTGCCGTTCTGGTTGAGCTCGATCGACACCATGCAGTCAGCCAGGGCAGCCAGCCCGAACGTCTGCGACTGCGTGAAGATCAGGGAGCCCGCCGCGGTGTAGGCGGACAAGGTAAGGGCGCCGCTGCCCGAGTAGGTCAGCAGGACACTGCCGATGCCGACGCTGCCGAGCGAGCCGTTCATGCTGATGCTGGCGACAACCGCGCCGACGGTGTCACCGCCGGACGGGACGGCGAGCAGGAACCTGACGACCTGGAAGACCGGGGTTCCGGGCATCATGACCCGGCCGGTGAATGTGGCCCCGTTCATCACCGGCAGCGGCGCGGAGCAGGCGAACACAGAGCTTGAGGCGAGGGTCGGGCTGCCGATGATATTCATGGCGCTGGAGCCGATCGCGGCACCGAGCGACGCCGCCGTCCTGCCGTCCTCGCACGGCCAGTATGCGACCACGTCCAGCGACGACGGCTTGCGTATCCATGCCCGGTACATCGCCGACCCGGCCGGGCTCTGCCCCTGCTGCAGGCGCCGCTGGATCCCGCCGGCCTGCGCCTGGCTGTAGGCGTTGCGCTGCGACGGGTCCGCCGCCTTCGGCAGCGCGGCGAGCTCGCCGTGGAACCGGTACAGGCGGCCGGACAGCTCAGCCGTGCCGCCGAGCGTCCACGTGTTGCCCTGCGCGTCGGCGAATGACGTCGCCCCTGGCGTCTGGCTTGTGAACACCGGGTCGGCGACTGTGGACGCGCCGATCAGCTGGAACTCGTATACCTCGCCGGGCGTGCCTGGCGTGGCGGTGGCCGCCGGGCCGGCCTGCTTTCCCACCTGGACCGCCTGGCCGGCCGCGCCGGTCAGCGCCGTCGCGGCCGTGGTGATCACCGGGCCCAGCTGTGTCCACGGGCCGGCCATCGTCGCGGCGGTGTAATAGGTGATCGTCTTCGCCGAGATGGCGTAATCAGCGCGCAGGGCGATCCGCTGCCCGAAGTACGGCACCGGCATCGCTGAGCTGGCGCCGAACTGGCTCGTGCCGTCACCGTGCAGGAGCGTGAACGTGCCGTCGCTGTTGATCTGCAGCAGCCATGCCTGCGTGGCGGCCGTGGTCCCCCACTTCGCCGCGAGCACGTAGCTGGCGGTCCAGTCGCCCGGCTTGCAGTCAGCCCGGACCGACAGGGTGCCCGTCGTGATCTGCAGCGGCGCGGCGTCCGGCGTGCTCGCGCCCGACGTGGTGTCGGCTTCCATCCGCAGGTAGCACGGGATGCCTGCCAGCGACGACGGCACCGAGAACCGGATCGGGCTGTTCTGCACCAGGCCGTTCGCCAGGCCCGGCGCGTTGTACCAGGGCGACGACGGCTGGCGGATTGTCCAGCGGTTGTCGCGGTTGTCGACGGTGAACGTCGCCTGCGACGGGGACAGCTGCGACTTCATGTTCTGGCGGCCGCGCGTGATCGTGACCGGGGCCGAGTTGCGGATCGAGCCGGGCCCGGTCAGCGGCACTGCCGTCCACGAGCCGAGGTACACCTCGGAGCGGATGTCGATGCCGGCGTAAGCCGGCATCAGTGCGCCGACCCGAACGCGATCTGCACGCTGTTAGTGCTGCCGCCGCCGCGCATGTGCGCCTCGACGCGGATCGCTTCCATGATCGCGTTCGTGATCGGGCCCTCGCCGCCCAGCATCTGCATCACTAGCGCGAGCTGGCCGCCGCCGCCAGCCCCGGCCTGAGCGGGGAATCCGAGACCCATGCCGCCCGCCAGTATGTCGGCCGAGTGCGCGAGCGAGGCCAGCCGTGATCGCATGCCCGAGGCCAGCGAGTCGGCGAAGTGCGCGCCGCGGATCTCCGGCGCGCCGCCGCCTGACAGCGGCCCCTCCTTAGCCGGTGACAGGCCGAAGAACCCGGCGACCTTGGAGGCCAGCGACCCGGCCATCGAGCCGAGGCCGCCGAGCATCGAGCCGAGGCCGTCGATGAGCCGCCGCACCGCGTTCTTGCCGGCGGTGAACAGCTTGTCGCCGAGGCTGGCCAGCGCGGCAATGATCTTTCCGGGCAGGTCGGCGAACCACCGGACGACGTCGCCGATGACGTGGAACACGGAATCCTCGAACTTGCGGACGTCCCCGGTCGCGGTGTCCCAGGCGTGGCGGACGCGCCCGACGAAGTTGTCGACGGCCTGCGCCCAGTTGGCCACGTCGGTCTGGGCGCGGGTGAGCCACTTGACGGTGTCGTGGTACCACGCGGCGATGTCGTGCGACATCTCGTCCCAGTTCTTCATGGCCCCGCGGATCCACGAGGCCATGACGTTGAAGAACCCGCCGACGACGTCGAACAGGATGTTGATCGCGTGCACGACGTCGTGCGAGCTCATGACCGTGATCAGCTTGCCGAACGCGATGAGCACCTTGCCGATGCCGTCACCGAACGCCGTGGTAGCCGGGCCGACGATCTTGAGGAGCTTCTCGAACCACTCGTGGAAGCCCTTGGACTGCACGAACTTGTCGAGCTTCCCGAGCAGCCCGCCGATCGCGTTGCCGAACGCGGTGGCCAGCGGCGTCAGGAGCGGCATCAGGTGACTGACCACCTGCAGCGCGTCGCCGAAGATCTTGAACGCCGTCGGCTGGAAGGCCAGCGACATCTTGTCGTACGCCTGCCTGATCTGATCGAGCGCGCCGACGGCGGTCTGCTGCGACGGGGTCAGGTTGCTCCATGCGTCCTGCTCCTTGAGCAGGATCCCGAGCGCCGTCTTCTGGTCGGGCAGCAGGTTCGCCATCGCCTTGTGGTTGTTGCTCAGGGCGACGAGCGCGTTCTGCATCGACGGGGTCAGGTTCTGCCAGGCGGTGTTCTGGTTGTTGAGCACCTCGACGGCAGCGCGGGTGCTCGGGTCGGCGATCGACTTCTGGTACTGGGCGGCGTCGGCCGCCGACGTGTGGATCGAGGTAGCGATGGCCTGCGAGGCGTTGCCGAAGTCGTTCTGGTTCTGGACGAGCTGGGAGTAGTTCGTCTGCAGGATCTTGAGCGACGGCAGCGCCAGCGCCGCGAACGCGCCCGCGCCGGCGGTGGCGGCGACGAGCCCGCTCGCGAGCGCGACGACCTCGGTGACGACTGCGGCGATCGCCGGGGCCGCTACTAGCGCCCCGGTCGCCAGCCCCCCGAACGAGCTGCCGAAAGTCTCAAGGAACGACGCCTCGCCGCCCTTGCCGCCGCCGCCAGCCCCGGCCAGGCCCATCATCGCCTTCTGAACGAGGCCCATCACGCCGGTCGCGGCGACGCCCTCGACCTCGGCCTCTCTCTGCTTCCGGCTGTACTTCTCGACCATCCTCGCCGCGGCGTCGGCCGACAGGCCGACCTCGGTGAACGCCCTGACCGCTGACTCGGCGCGGCCGACGATCTCGAACTCTAGCTTGGAGTCAGCCACCGCCGTGCCCCTCCTCCCAGTGGTTGATCAGCGCGTCGAGCTCGGCGAGGGTCAGGAGCCGCTGCTCCCACGGCCGGATGTGGTAGACCGAGGCGAGGACGGCGGTGTAGCGCTGGGCGTCGTAGCTGATCCAGCCGGGTCCGTATGGCGCTCCCGCGCCCTGGTAGGGCCCGGCGGTCGCTCCTCCGGCTTGTCGCTGTCGGCGAGCTTCCCGATCGCCTCGTAGACCTGGCTGAGGCGGACGTCCACGCGGCCGCTGAGCACGTCGTCGAACGTGATCAGGTGCGTGCCGCGGCTGCCGTCCTCGCCGGGCTGCTCGTCAGCCTGCTGGTATCCGGCGCGGAACATGGCCAGCCAGACGGCGACGGCGATGCAGCGGGTGCGGGCGATCATCAGGCCCTCGACGAACTCGGGGAACCGCATGTTCGAGCGGATCTCGATGTCCTCGGCCTCGGCGAGCGACGGGTCATTGATCCAGTCGGAGTCGAACTCGAACAACTGGCCCGCTGCGGGCAGCTTGATCACGGGCATTACAGGTGCCTCCTCGTGGCTTCCTCGGCGACGACGTCGAGCGCCCGGACGATGTCGCGGCGGATCTCGGGCGCGCGGGCGACGATGGGCTTGGTGAAGAATCCGGGCCTGACGCCCTGAATGAACCAGCGCTTCCGGTCGCCGAACAGCATGTGCCAGAGCACGCCCTCGTTGAGCCGGACGATGCGGCGGCGCTTCGGGCCCCTCGACGTGCCGCGCAGGATGACCCGCGCGCCGCCCTTCCCGGCGATCTGCTTGCTCGTGGTCAGCCGCAGGTCTACCGCCAGGACGTCGGCGTACCGGTTCGGCATGTACTGCCGCAGGCCCTCGCGGATGTCGTCGAGCGCTGGCCGGGTCGCGTCGCCGATGCCCTTGCGCAGCTGCCGGGACAGGTCGACATCCCCGGCGAGGCGCAGCGACCTTGCGGTGTCGCGCAGCACGCCGGGGAAGTCGTCGATGCGGACAGCGGCCATCTCAGCCGATGACGCCTGACCGCATCCGCTGAATGGCGCTCGCGGCCTTCCATGTCGACTTGACGTCGACACCCTTGGTCACGCCTCCCGAGACCGCCATGTCCGGCAGGATCTGGCCGAACCAGTAGTTCGCCGGGCTGTTGGTGTTCTCGTAGAGGTAGAAGTTGCGGGACAGGCCGTCGACCGAGGCGGCGTACATCTGCGGCGTGGCGTCGTCGTACCACCCGGTGAAGTCGCCCGAGGCGTCCGGCAGGCCGGACACGTAGATCAGGTTCGGGTCCTGCATCGCCGTGACGTCGACCTTGGCGACGACGCGGCTGATCGTCCAGTCGGACATGAACGCCACCGGAGAGGCAGCGCCGTTGTTGGTCAGCCCCAGGTAGACGACGCCGTTGCGGCCGTGAATCCTCATGCCAGCCCTCTCTTACAGTTGAGCGATCCGCTGGATCAGCCGCCGGGCAGCGGCGTCGAACGTCCTGCCGGCGATCGCCTTCCTGGCGGCCGCCGCTGCGAGCTCGCGCTGCGTGTCGTGCGCGAGCCACCACCGCAGCTGCTCCGATGCGTCCTCCGGCGAGGCGAACGCCGGCAGCATCGGGAACAGCTCGTCGGACTCCGGGCGCGGGTCCCGGAGGAAGAACAGGCCGCACGCGGCCATCTCCGCCTCGCGCGGCCCGATCGCGGTGCCGTCGCAGGTGTCGCCGTCGTGAGTGTTGGACTCGCGGCGGTAGAAGTTGATGCCGCACTTGCTCACGCGGTACATCTCGGCGACGTCGGTGTTGTCCACGCACCGCATCGACTCGATCGTCGAGCCGCCGGAAGTCTGCTCGTCGTCGACGAGGTACTGATGCAGCGGGCTGTCCTCGGGCAGGTCCGGCCAGCCGCCGGCGAGCGCGACGGCCAGGCCGTCGAGGTTCATCCGCGAGAAGAACTCGCGCCGCGACGGGAACCCGGTGCCGGCGAACGCCAGGTCGAGCTCGTAGCGGCCGCTGCCGGGGTAGTGCACCTTCGGCCGGTAGCAGTGCGGCTGGTAGTAGGCCGGGCCGAGCCCGGAGTAGGCGGCCAGGTTCAGCGGGTCGTTAACGAGGTTGAGATCGGCGTGCGCCGCGCGCTCAAGCTGCTCCGTATCCTGATACGGCGACTCGGTGTGCAGCAGGACGACCTTGTGCCTGCGCGATCGCAGGACGTCGAGCATGAACGGCGGGGTGAAGAACGCCGAGATGCCGAGGATGACGTCGGGCCACCAGCGGTAGGCGACCGCCCAGATGTTCTCCGCCGCCATCTGGACAACCTCGTGCGGGGCGAGCATCTTGCGGACCTGCTGGTAGCCCTGCTCGTTGGACTCGCCGGTCTCGACGAGCGCGGAGTCGAAGAAGCTGATCCGGTCGTCGAGGTTGTAGACCTCGACCTGCTCGCCGAGCTCCCGTAGCGCCTCGCACCAGCCGTTGAACACGTCGGCGACCGACCAGCTCGGGCCGGGGTGGATGACGAGCCAGCGCACGTCAGCTGAGCCATTCGGGATGCGCGAGCGACCAGCGGACCGTCTTCTCAAGGGACTCGGCGAAGTCGACCGGCGGCTTCCAGCCGAGCCCGGCGAGCTTGGACGGGTCGAGGCCGTAGTGCGGGTCGTGGCCCGGCCGCGCCGAGTGGAAGTCGACGAGCCGGTAGCGGAGCTCGCGCCCGGCGATCTCGGCGATCTGCTGCGCGACCGCCAGGTTCGAGACGGGCTCGGGCCCGGCGATGTTGTACCGGTCAGGCCGGCCGTGGAGCGACACCGGGAAACTGACGGGCGGCAGCTCGCGGAGGATGAACAGCGCGGCGTCGGCGACGTTGCGGGCGTGCAGGTAATGCCGGGTGCCGATGTTGCCGGGCGTGCCGTGCACCGGGAGCTCGTCGCCGCGGGCGATGCAGCCGATCGCCTTCGGGATGAACTTCTCCGGGTCCTGCCGCTCGCCGATCATGTTCATGATGTTGGCGATGGCCACTGGCACGCCGTAGGCCCGCCAGTACGAGGTGGCGATCGCCTCCTGCGCGGCCTTGCTCGCGGCGTAGGGGTTGGACGGGATGACAGGCGACCACTCGGGATGACCTGCCGAGCCGGCCTCGACGGGCCCGTACACCTCGTCGGTGGAGATGACGAGCACCGCCCGCGGCCGCAGCTTCCGGGCGAGCTCCAGCGTGTTGAGAATGACGTGCGTGTTATTGATCACGAACGGCACCGGATCGAGCAGCGACCTGTCAACGTGGGACTCGCTCGCCATCGCGATGATGTAGTCGGGCGGCGTGAGCGTTGACACTTCCCAGTCGCTGAACGGCGCGCACAGGTCGTGCATCTCTACCGCGACGCGCGGCCGCCACTCCGGGCGCGGGCCGAGCACCGCGGCGATCCGGTCTGACCGTCCCTTGTGCCGGAAGCTGTCGGTGCAGGTGACGTGCCAGTCCGTCGTGGCCAGGATGTGCTCAAGGAAGTGATGCCCGACGAACCCGCCGGCGCCGGTGAGCAGGACGCGCATCAGTCCCCGATCTCGATGATGAAACTGCAGGCCATGTAGTCGACGTCGTTGACGTTCATCACGCCGTAGCCGGTGGCCTCGACGCAGACCGCGAAGCCGGTCACGCCGCCGCCGCACGTCGGGTCGCGCTTGAACGCCGCCCAGACCGAGTCGCTGCTGGTGACGTCGAGGAACGGGTCGAGCGTGTCCATCCCGGAGTCGGAGCCGGACATCGGCACGAGGACGATCACGCGCAGGTGGTAGTCGACCTGGCCGTCGAAGCTCTGCGAGTAGGTCGCGACGGTGCCGCCTGCTACCGGCACGACGACCGCGCACGGCGGGTTGACCTCGCCGAGGCGGGTGGTCACCGCGCCGCGCAGGTCCGGCAGCTGGGCGGCGAGGTAAGTGGCGATCGCCGAGCGGATCTCGGTGAACGCCTGCTGCGTCATGCTAGACGCCGACCCGGTCGCCGCGGATGTAGCGGTGCAGCAGCCCCATCACCGTCGGGTCCTGCTGCGTCAGCCGCAGCGCGAACTCGCCGAACCCGGCCACGCCGAACGGCGCGTCCTTGCGGCGGAACAGGTTCGCGGCCGCGATCCGCGTCGACTCCTTGACCGCATCCGGCACCGCAGGCCAGCCGTGCACGCCGGTTACCTGCAGCCGGTCGAGGTGCGACCACGGCCAGACGATCGGGATGAACTTCGGGCCGACGATGTTGAAGCCGGTCCACGGCCACAGCTCGCCGAACCGGTTCCGGTTATACATCCCGGAGGCAACGTAGAGCTGGAAGTCGGTGTTCTGCACCCACGTCTCCTCGTAGGTGCCGTCGCCGTCCCGGTCAGCCTTGAGCGAAGTCAGCGAAACCAGGTCGTCGATCGACTGCTCGTAGATCGACTCGGGGATGTAGGTCCGCACCTCGGTCGAGGCCGTCTGCCAGAAGAACCGGCCGGTGATCTCGTCGACGCTCCGGCTGGCCGCCTGCACCGCGCCGGTCAGCTGCAGGTCGTCGGTGGTCTTGGTGATGCCGAGCCGGGTCTTCATCTCCTCAAGGGAGGTGTAGAACGTGTTCAGCGCCGTCGTGCCGACGGTCCACGTGCCGGAGTAGATCCCGCTGGCGGTGCCCGCGCCGTCCCACGTGTAGGCCCAGATGCCCTCGGTCGAGCTCGGGATCGAGGCCGTGAACTTGCCCGCCGAGACGGTCGTCACCGACGGGGTCGTGACGTTGCCGTTCGGGTCGGTGACCGTCAGGGTCGGCGGCGACGGCGTGGGGCTCGTCGGGACGCCGTTGACCGTGAAGATCGCCGTGATGACGGCGATCTCGTCGGCACCGGCGAAGAAGACGTTGCCGGCGACCGATGCGGTGACGGTGGCCGGGGTGGTCACTTCGCCGCTGCCGTCTTCCTGGCCGCCGCTGGCTTCGCCTCGCCCGGATCCGGGTCCTTAGCCGCCTGGTTCGTCTTCGGCGGCTTCACCAGCTCGGCGACGCCCTGGCGGACGAGCCCGGCGGCCTCCTCGTCATCGACCTCGAACTCGGTGCCCGCCGGCGGCCAGCTCCGGCCGTCGTAACGCGGGCCCGAGTACTGCTCCAGCATCCTGATCCGCTTCATCGCAGCAGCCCCTCGTATGCGGCTTCCCACTTGCGCCAGCCGTCCTCGATCGTGTGCAGGCGGGCGACTTCCTTCGCCTTGGCTCCCATCGACGCGCGCAGGTCGTCGTCGGAGGCAAGCGTGCAGAGCCGGTCCAGCCACTCGTTCTGCGACCGCACCAGGAACCCGGTGACCCCGTCGACGACGAACGGCCGGTAGCACTCGGCGTCGGAGGCGATCACCGGGATGCCGCGGGCCGCGTACTCCAGCGCCTTGAGGTAGGACTTCGACCGGTTGAACCGGGTGTCGGCGAGCGGTGCGATCCCGATCTCGAAGTCGATCGAGCGGTAGAACCCCTCCGGGTCCTTCGTCACGTGCGTCCACGGGATGTAGCCGCAGCGCTTGTGCCGCACCGCCGGCCGGTAGTCGGTGCCGATGAGCACCGCATCCCACGCCGGGAACTTCCGCAGGAACTTCTGCAGCGGCCCGGTCGCCTGCAAGATGTCCATGCCGTGCGAGCTGCCGCCCATCCACCCGACAGCCGGCCGCTCGCCGCGCGGCGCGGGCAGGTCGAGAACCCACGCCGGGATGTGGTTCGGCAGGATCACGACGTTGCCGCTGAACTCGCGCATCACCTCGGCCAGCGGCTCGCAGGTGACGGTCACCATGTGCGAGACCTCGGCGTAGTGCGCGATCGCGTCCCGGACGTCGCCGCGGGAGTAGGTCTGATACGGGCCGAAGTTGACGGGGTCGAGGGAGAACACGTCGTCGTCGATCTCGTAGACCAGGCGGGTGAACGGGGCGAGCCGCCGCCAGGCGCTCAGGCCGTCGAACGTGTCGAGCCGCTCGGCGGTCGTGATGTCGGCCTTGCGCGCGTCCAGTACCTGAATGCCGGGCCGGTTGCCGCCGTGCGGGTCGTCGCCGCCCGCCATGTCGAGCTCGTGGCCATGCTTGGCGAGCTCCCGCATCGGCATGATCATCCGGTACCAGGCGCAGCCGGAGCCGCCGTCGTGCCCGGCGTAGATCTTCACCCGAGCGCCTTGCGGGCGTGCTGTGTCCACAGGCCCATTGCCACCGACAGCGACCGCCAGTAGTGGTTCATCCGGCCCCAGTCAGCGCCGAGGTAGGCCGCGAGCTCCTCGTAGCAGTCGATCGCGGTGTGATAGCTGAGCCGCTGCGCGGCGACCCACGGCCACAGCTGCTCGTGCGCGGCGATGCCCGGTGCCTCGATCTCGGCGTTCCGCGCCGCGTCGGACGCCCGGTCGTGGCGCACCGACGGCGCGCCCGAGCTCACCGCCCAGCCCAGATGGTCGGCGATCTTCTTGGCGAACAGCCCGGCCCACATGTCATCGAACCGGTCGTAGGGCCAGTCGCCGCCCTGCAGCCCCATGTAGAACAGCGGCGCGGCCTCGCGGCGGAACGCCAGGTTCATGCCGCACATCGGGAAGAACGCGCCCCGCGGCACGATCGCCTCCTGCATCGCCGGCCAGAGCCGGTAGTCCGGCATCGCCAGCTGAGTCAGGCCGTCGAAGTCGGGGACGTTCGACCAGAGGCCGTGATGCACCATCACCGGCCAGCGGCTCGCGCGGATGTCGTACGGGTAGCCGCGCGGATACAGCTCGCCGAGGCGGCTGCGGACGTGGCCCAGGGTGTTCCACCAGGACGGGTCGGGCGCAGTGCGGCCGAGGATCCGCTCAAGCCGCCAGAGGTACGGCACGCCGGGCTCGGGGCGGGTGTCGTCGTCGAGGTGCCAGACGACGTCCGCGCCGAGCTCGACCGCCTTGAGGGTGCCGTAGCTGCGGCAGGCCGAGCTGCGCTGCGGGATGATCCACGCATCCTCGCCGAGCTCGGCGGCCGCCTCGCCGTGCGAGAAGTGCCGCACGCCGTGTGGCGGGTCGAACGTCCGCTCGGGCGCGTCCTCCATGACGATGACATCGGCGCGCCCGGCGAGCACGTCAGTCCATGCGCCGAGGAACTCCATGCACATCGCCGGCCGGTTCGTCGGGACGACGACCGCGATGCTCAGCTGAGCGTCTTCTGCCACAGCGTTACCGTCACCTCATCGGGGCCGCCGGGGAACAGCTCGTCGAGCACGAGCTGCACGTCGCGGACGCAGTCCTCGCCGTAGTCGTGCACCGCGAGGATCCCGCCCGGCTCAACCAGCGGCAGCGCGAGCTCGACGTCACGGCGGACACTCTCGGCCAGGTGGTCGCCGTCGATGAAGACCAGGCCGTACTGGCTCGCCGCCAGCCATCGCAGCGCATCGGCGCTGTCCTCGACGATGACCCGGACCCTGCTCGCCACGCCGTAGGCGGTCAGGTTCGCCTGCATCACCTCGCGCGTCGGCAGCGAAGCGTGCGTGTCGATCGTGGTCACGTGCTCGGCCCCGCCGAGCGCCATGACGATCGCGCTGTAGCCGTAGGCGGTGCCGACCTCGATGACCCGCCGCCCTGCTGCGAGCTTGCCGAGCCGCTCGGCTTCCTCGGCCGTGACCGACGTGGTGATCGCCGGGCTGCGGGGGTCGGGCCCGATGGTGACCGGCCGCCACTCAAGGTGCGGCATCAGTCCGGGGCCCCGAACCGCTGGCTGGTGATCTGCATCGTCGCGCCCGGCTTGCGCACCCACGAGCAGCCCGCGGCGACCAGGCGCTCGGCGAGGAACCCGTCGCAGGTGTAGCCGTCCGGCTGCCACGTCGAGACCGCCAGGCAGTCGGCGCGGATCATGAACGACGAGCTGTCGACGTTGCCGACCCGCGGCTTGTCCCAGACGCCGAGCATGCCGCCCGGCGCGGCGAAGTCGGAGCAGATCAGGTCCGCGCCGGAATCCTCGGCCAGTGCGACCATCTCGGCGACATGCTGCGGCTGCCAGATGTTGTCGTCGTCGAGCCAGTGCACGTACTTCCCGGCCGCCAGCCAGCCGCCGGCCGCGCGGGCGATCGCGCCGTTGGACTCGTTGCCGAACGGCACCGTCCAGTTGCGGCCGAGCCGCACTACCCTGCGCGGGCCGCGCGGCAGGTAGCCGCTCCGGTTCAGCGCCTGCTCGGTCTCCTCGTCCGGGCCGTCGAGGACGACGATGTGCTCGATCGCCGGGTAGGACTGGCAGGCGACCGAGGCGACCGCGCGCTCGACGACAGTCCGCGGCCTGCGGTACGTCGCGGTGACGACCGAGACCAGCGGCTCGCTCACGCCCAGCCGCGCAGGATCAGCCACTGCCCGAACGCCCAGGCGTAGGCCCCGGCGACAACCCACCGCAGCGACCGCCACGCCACCCCGGCGATGACCATCAGCGCAGCGGCAGCGGACAGCGCCGCGCCGTGCGGGAACCGCATCAGGTCTGCCGCCACGGGCCGGGCCCGTCCTCGAACTCGCCGGTCACCTGCATCTGCATGTCGACCGGCCCGCTGTTGTGGTCGACCGACTGCCAGTGGTCGACCTCGCCGTCTTCGGTCGCGCTGTACGGCTGGAACGACTGGTCGGGCGTGCTCGTGATCGGCTCAGGTGCCGTTGGCATTGGGAGTGCTCCCCTCGCTATATCCGTTGTCGGGCAGCGTCTTCCACGCCACCGGTGCCGGCCGGTAGCCGTCGTCGCTCGCGTGGCGTTCCGGCGCGGTGCCGATCGGCACCTTGTCGGACTGGCCGATGGTCGGCGTGTATGCGGGCGCGCTCGCCGCGCTCGTGGTCTCCGACGCCGTGCCGGGCGCGGTGTAGGACCCGGTCTCGTCGGAGATCATGTTGCCGTCGGCCATCGACGAGCAGCCGATGACGGCGGTCAGCGGACCGCGCTGCAGCAGGTGCGTGTTGTCCTGCACCGGGGACTCCTTACGGGTTGACGGCGCGGCCGCCGCGCATCACGCGGCCCTGGCCGGCGCCGGTGTCAGCGAGCCCGCCGTCAGCCTGGACAATGCCGGGCATCTTGTTGCCCGCCGCGGTGTACAGGCCGTCAGCTGCCTGCGACCAGTCGTTCGGGCCCGACACCGCGTCGGTCACATGACCGGAGGCGTACGTGCCGGACAGGTAGGAGCCAGGCAGCGTGAAACTCACGTCCTGGTTCCCGCCGCCGTCGGTGTTGTCGACGCCCGCTGAGCCAGGCGACCCGGTGTTCGCCGTGTCCGCCGGGCCCAGCCCGGAGATGCCCTCATCGAGCTCGCCCGGCTGG